CAGATCAAGCTATTCCTCAATATTTATTATATTCAAACCCACGATCAACAACAGACATGTTGTGTAAAAATGCATACTCAGGACCAACACCAATTCCATCCGTAAAATCCAACAGACGTGGCTGATCCAATGCCAACAACATGTACTTAGAAGAATCAGCGGGAGAAAGACCCATTTTATACAACCTCTCCTGAACAAAACGCGCAGATTGTAACCGGTCTACTAACTTTTCTTGATCATAACCATCTCCCCAAACATTCGCCTTGAGAAGAGCATTGATGGAACCGACAACAATGCGCCACGCAATAGTATTGACCCCCATCGTATCGAGAGCCAGACCAATCCACTTAGTAAGACAATCATAAGCGTCATTCATCCCTTGAGCGCTCCACCGCATCTTATAAATAGTATCAAGAGTATCACGATGTGGGCGCAAAACACGAACTAACCCCTTGCCACGATCAACCATGGCAGAAACAAAATAACGTTGTAAGAAAACAATTCGCTCACTCTTGGGAGTAACAACAAAACCATACTTATTAACACGAATCAGCAATGTACGCGCCTGACGAAAAGCAGAAGGCTTAACAGTCATAGCAAAATGGGATTTGATAAAATCCTTAAAATGATCCGGCGTCATCAATGGAACGGAGGAAGACATAGACCCAATAATATCATCCCCTTGAATGACAACACGCAAATCACCATCTCGCATAGCATACATATACTTAGCATCTTTGGTCTGTTCATAACAAAAAACACAATACGAACAGCAAACAACAACAAGATGCAAAGTATTCAAATAAGAGGTATTATAATCACCGCTACACAAAGAACCAAGAACGAGCATAAAAAGACCACCAGGAAAATTCAAAACGTGCCCTGCTGAATTCTGGGCAAGCCACCTCAAAAACGTCTTACATATGCGAGAACGAGCATCATCACCAAATTCATAACCCCAACTAGCAGTCATGATAAGAATGGCAATGTCATTAGCAGTGAAAGCAAGATCCTTCCCACTTATATCCATACAAAAGAACACTCGATCAGTAGCATCACCCTTCAAGTAATCCCACAAAATCTGAGCCCCACCACCTGCCCAACGAAAACCGACACCAAAAGGAAAGCGAGATAACAAAAAATCATGGAAACACTCAAAATGTATCTTTGCCAACAAATAGTGAAACATATCAACGAGGAAGAAGATCCTGACTTTCTCAGGATCCTCACCTTCAGCCTTAACTTCAGTCTTAAGACTTCCCTTCGTAGTATGATCATCCTGTCGGTCCATAAACTCATACATAGCTTGTTGTTTCTTAGCGTCATCACCATCAGTCTTCTTGTCGATTTTGAACAAAGACTGCACGAGACAAATCAAATAGCACGCATGCTGCAAAAACATCCCTTGTTTTGTATTTTCCGAATGTACCTTGACACCCTCATCAACATAACTGTCAGCGACCATACTATATCCAGCTTTTTTCTGAGCAGGAAAAGTGACGCCCAATATCTCAAAAGATCCATACTTTG